CGGTCGTCTCGACCTTCTTAGGGGTTCCGACGAGCATCGGGTAAGAGTCGGGTCCGCCCTTGATCGCGAGGACCTGATCGGCTCTCTGTCGGCGGATCCAGGTATAAACGGACTGAGTCGCGTAACCCGTATCGACGGCGACCTTGGCGATCGGGACTCGGACGTCCGAGCCGGCTAGGGGGTAGCCGGAGCCGATAGCGCGCTCGAGCTCCTCCCACGTTTTGTCCTCGTCCGGCCGGCCCATAATTACGCGATAGTCGACCGACCACGACTCGAAATTGTCCCCCCATCCGACGACCTCGAACTCGAGGCGGTCCGCCTGGACGTCGACGCCGACGGTTAGGATCGAGACGCCGGCCGGGACGACGCCGAGCTCGTACGTCTCGCGGCGGTTATAGAGGCGCTCCCATTCCGGCGCCTCTCCTTTCTCCTTCCAAGTCTCGCCGAGGACCGTATTCACGAACGCGCGGAGAGCCTCGGTCTCGCCTGGTTTGCTCGCGAGAATGAAGTCGCGGACCGCGTCCTCCCACGAATACCAACCGACGGGAGAGTAAAGGCTCGAGATATGAAACGACCGGTGACGGTGAGAGAGATCGGGAGCCTCCGCGATCCAGACGCCGCCCTCGAGCATCGCGGTTTTGTGGTGCTCGGCGACAAGCGAACCGCAAGCGGGACAAGCCCAACGGACCGTATCGAGGACGAGATCCCCGTCCTCGTCTCGGTCATATTTGATATCTCGCCAGGCGAGGACCTCGAGCTCGCCGCACTCCGGGCAAGGTAAATGGAAGCGGGACCGGTCTCCCTCGTCGTAGCTTTTCGAGATCCGGCTCCGCCCCTCGATCGTCGGCGTCGACGTTTTGACGACCTTCTTCCGGCCGGCGTAGGTTCTGGTCCGGGCCTCGGCGAGGGCGACGGGATCGCCCTCGCCGTCGACGTCGCCGGGATAGGCGTCGATCTCGTCGAGGGCGAGGATCCGGACCGGCATCGACCGGAGGCCGGCCGAGCTATTCGCGCCGACGAGGCGGAGGAAACCGCCGGGGAAATCTTTGTGCAGGACGGTGTTAGTCGAGTCGCGCGATTTCGTTCCTCCGATGAGTCGGCGAAGGACGGGAGAGTCGGCGATAAGTGGCTCGAGGCGTTGCCGGCTCATTACTTTTGCGAGGTCGACCGTCGGCTGTACCGCCATCATAGGACCGGGCGCCTGGTGGATCGTGTAGCCGATTAGGTTGTTTAGGCACTCCGTTTTTCCGAGTTGAGCTCCCGCCATAAACGTAACGAACTGGACCGGCGAATTCGGACTTAGGGCGTCCATAACCTCGCTGAGGTACGGCGTCCGCCGGGTTCGCCAGGGTCCGTGCTCGGCGCTCGCGGCGCTCGAGAGCATTCGATAACGGTCCGACCATTCGGAGACCGTGATCTGCTGCGGTGGCATAAGGGCGCGAGCGATCGAGTCGCGGACGAGTTTAGTCCCGTTTGAGATCATTAGCTAAAGCCTCGAGGCATTCGACGAGCTCGTCCCGAAGGCGCTCTCTGATTGTGGCGACGTCGGACTCCGCGGCCAGGATCGAGCCGATCCGGTCCGGGATACCGAGGATGCGATCGCGGAGACCGCGGAAAGAGGAGAAGACTTCGGAGTCGACGGCGTCCTTCCGGACGAGGGCGCCGCTCTTCTCTTCATACTCGAGCTTCTTCAATAAAGCGCCGAAGTAGGTCGCCGCCTTGGTGATCTTCGCCGTCGAGTTTTTGGCGTCTGGGTCGAGAGCTCGCGCGCGCTCCTGCGGTTGTGGATCCGTTTCGACTCCGAAAAGGGAGTGCTGAGAGAGGGCCGGATCCTCCTCGAGCTCCTCCGCGCGCTTCCTCGAGGCGGCGGCCTTCCGTCCCTTCGACATTTTGGCCGGGTCGCGCGTTTGTCCTGTGTGGGTGCTCTCCGCCCATTCTTTGTCGGCGAGCTCCGGCTCGATCATTGTCCGCTGGCCGACCTGGGTAACGCTCGCCGCGGTAAGCCGGCCGTCGAGAATCGCCTTCCGGACGGCAACATGAGTGCCGCCGGCGAGGCCTTGCGATTTCCTTCGGGCAGCATAGGCGCGCATCGAGAGCCCCTCCTTCGGGAGAGCTCGCGCCGCGGCCTTCTTCTTCGCCTTCTTTTTCTCGGCCTTCTTCGCCGGCGCCTTCTTCGCCGGCGCCTTCTTCGCCGGCGCCTTCTTCTTCGCCTTCTTCCTCGCCGGCGTCTTCTTCGGCGCCGGCTTCTTCTTCGCGGCCTTCGCCATCCTTAGACCTCTCGAGAGATCGCGAGCTCCTCGAGCGTCTCGCCTGTCTCGATTAGGGTCGCCTTCTCTCCCGAGACAGCCTCCCATCGCAAGACGACGACCTCGGCCCATTTCGGCTCGATCTCGCAAGCCAGGCCGAGGCGGCCGGTCTGTTCACACGCGATAAGCGTCGACCCGGTTCCAACCATCGGATCGAGAACCCGCTCGCCCTCCTCGGTCGCGGCCTCGATGAGTCTCGAGAGAAGGGTCGGAGGCTTGGCGGCCGAGTGTCGGTCTAACTCTTCGCTCCATCCTTCGGACTCGAGGGATCGGGTCCGCGGGTGGCGGAGGATGTTCGGGAGATAGATCGAGCGTTGTCCGGTTTTCTTCTCGTCGTTGTGGCTCTTCTGCTTCGGGAGCTTCTGCCAATATCCGACGAGCTCGTGGCAGTTGCCCCAATTCGAGCCTTGACCGAAGTCGCCCTTATCCCAAATTAGGAGATTGCAGAGAGTGAGCTCGGTCGCGCGGCCGGCATTGTGGAACGACCCCCAAGATCGCCAGTCGGTAAAGGTGTAGGCCTGGCCGAACTCCTTCAAGGCGCCGGAGATCGTCCGGAGCACGTTCTTAAAAAAGGGCATTACCATTTTGTCGTCCGCGACTTCGGAGGCGACGCCGGTCGAGCTCCCGAAGATTGCATAGGGCGGGTCGGTAATAATAGCGTCGGCGGCGCGGCCCTCGAGGAGGCGCGCGATCGTGTCGGAGTCGAAGGCGTCGCCGACGATAAGCCGGTGAGACCCGAGAGCCAGGAGGTCGCCGGTCCGAAGGCGCGGTTGTTTTGGGAGCTCGATCTTGTGCTCGTCGACCTCGACCGTCTCGACCTGGGCGGGTTCCTCGAGTGCGAGGTCGACGCCGAGCTCTGCGAGCTCGTCGAGATTCCATCCGGCGACGTCGACGAGATCGTCGTCGAGATTTAGGAGCTCGCCCTCGAGGAGATCCGTATCGAGCTCGGCGAGCTCTCCGATCCGGTTATCGGCCAGGCGGTACGCGCGCGCCGTGTCCTCGTCGAGGTGATCGAGCGGAACGACCGGGACCTCCTCGAGACCGAGGCGCTTCGCCGCGGTCAGTCTCGCGTGACCGGCGACGATCGTCTCGCCGTCGACGAGTATCGGAGCGTTGAATCCGAGCCTGGTAATCGACGCGGCGAGGCGGTCGATCTGCTCCGCGGGGTGGTTCCAGGGATTCGTCCCATAGGGGAGGAGGCGGTCGATCTTCCAAAGCTCGACCCGTGTCGCCATGCCGGGGAGGATCTCGAGCGCGTTCTTCTTCTTCGTCTTTGTCATGGGGGGGCGCGCGTTCTGCGCGTTGCGGTGTCTGTGGGGGCGCCGGGTGGTAACCCGATCGTGAACGCAAAGACTAGCGTTTTCCTGCGGTCCCCGTCACCCCCTATAACCCCCCCCCGCGGAAGGACCCAGGGGGGGGTCTCCTTGGCGCCTCGCGTCCTCTCCCGCGGCGAGGGCCTCGCCTGGATCCTGTGGGGTCCTTGGCTTGGGCGTAGGAATCGACGAGCTCGAGAGGGGGAGAGGGCCTCCCAAGGGGGGGCTATTTGGCGGCGCGTACCGCTTTGTTGGCTCTGTTCCAATGGGCTTGGCCGGCGCCCGAAGTGAATCGCCCCTCTCGCACTCGCGGACTTTTGACCGCGGCCAATAAGGCGCGATCAAACTCGAGGGGGTATCGCCTAGCGAACGAGGTCGAGGCGTCGCCCTCGACCGGCCAAGTCCGCCGGATCTTGATCCTAGAATGAAGCGTGTAGAAAATACCGGCCTGATTCTTCGCGCGTTTACCCTTGCGGACCCGGAGGACGGTCGTCCCGTTTACGTCTTCGACGACCGCTTTCTTCCTGTTCCTGATTGCCCTCGGCTTCTTGGACTTCGTAATTCGACCCGTCGCGGTCCGCCGGACGAGCGTCGTCGGCACGGCGAGCCGCGAGCTCCCGTCTCGCGATTTCCTCGTAGCGCCGGAGGCGTGATCCGCCATAAACTCGGAGCGCTGTTTTAGGTGAACGATCGCGCGAGGTTGGGGCCAGTCTTTCTTCTCGGCTCTCTTGAACGTAAAGGACTTCCGAAGGCCCTTGTTCCGGACCTTGAAGTGGTCCCCGATCGCGGCGCCGGTGTCCGTTGAAACGTGCCGCGCGGTCTTAGTCAAAGCGGCCGCCGTCGCGAAGGGCATCTGTTTTTTGCGGAGGGCGTGAAGCTGGGAGCCGACCTTCTCCGCTGTGCTGGCGACCATTATCTCGAATTTAGACATAGCCGAGAATAAAGCCGCGCGCCGAAGAGGACAAGCCCCCGCGGCGCGCGGCAATGCTCGAGCGTCGCCGCTCAAGCGACCCCTTCGGCGCTAATACTCTCCCTTAGCGCCGGGGAGGACTCGGATCCAGACTCTCGAGGCGCGAGAGCCAGGAGGGCCGAAACTCATTTTAGAAGTATTTCGCCCGATCGTAACCTCAGCCAGGATCGAACCGGCGGCGGATTGGTCCTCGGCGACGACGCGGCCCTCGACCTGTTGCCGGAGGCCGCCGTTTGCCATATATTCGCAGACGACGCGATCCCCAAGCCTCGGAAGAGCGTTATCGAGCTCCGCCTTCGCCTGCTTAGGCTTGGGCACTTTGGCCGGCTCCGCCTCGAGCTTCGTCGCCGGCGCGCTCGGTTTCGCCTCGGTTGTCTTGCCGGTCTTGCCGGCCTTTTTGCTTTGCTTCTTCTTGGTCATGGTTTCGCAGGGGGCGAGGGGTTCAATGGGTCGAATTGCAGGGTATAGGGCGAAGGCCTCGGGTTGAACCCTCTCGAGAGGATATTTCTCGAGACGGTCGAGCTCCGCGGTCGTTTGCTCGAGCTTCTCAAGCTCCGGCGGAGGGCCAGGCGGGGAAAGGACCGCCGG